AGACGTGGTGTTGATCGTCCGCGTTTGTGGAACCGCAGCATCAGCCGTGGATTGCGCCGTCTGCGCTGCCGTCAAAGCGAACACGGGATTGGCGACAAGCTGCTGCCACAGCATCTGAAAGGCGGGCATGACGCCGCCGTTCTTGTCTACCAGCTTCTCCCCAACCTGGAGCGGCCTGATCTTGAAGAAGTTCATCGCATGTTCGCCCCGCCGAAGCGAACCGTCGCGCCGTCATCGGTGAAGCGGAACAGCCGCCCCGGAGCCCTCATCTGCCCGAGCGCTCGCCATTCGACGGTGGCGGAATAATCGCTCGCTACAACCGTATTGGAGCCGCAGTTCACCCATGTTTGCCCGAGATCGTCGCTGATCTCCAGGGTAATGCTGGCCCCGATCTGGGTCGGGCTTCCCAAAGCAAGGTCTATGGTCACGGCATTGCATTGAACTGAATCCCGGCCCGTTACCTGTATGCCGCCCATGACAATGTGGGATATTTTGTCATCGCCGGTTGTCGAGCGATCATCGCGGCCCAGTGAGGTGTCCAGCCTCCACAGCGTCCCGGTCGCATCGTCGCCCGCTACAATGTCGGTATTGGCACGATCGAAGTCGTTCGCCCCGACCCAATTTTGGCCGATATGGGCTCGCCAGTTAGTCCGTCCCGGAGTCGTCCATTCCGACCACATGCCAGTTTGCATGTCATAGACGAGCGAGTAATTCGGCCCAAGGCGAAGAACGTAGAAGTCGTGTCCGTCGAGGCTGAACGCCCAGCAGCGAAGGGTCAGGCTGCCATCGACAACACCATCGCCGCTCCCGTCCGGGGCGGTTTCCATTTCATAGAGCCAGAGCTTGCCGACGTTCTGAATGGGCTCGTCTGGATTGTCGGGCTGGAAGAATCCCGATCCATAGGACTGCCCGATGAAGGCTTGGCGCGTGTAGAGATATTCCGCACCGGCAGCGTCATGGGAGATGGAAACAGACGATCCATAGGTCTCGGTGTAAGTGTCATCGCCAGCGTGCCAGTCAGTTAGGTCATAGCTCGCCGTGAGGGACAAAGTAGAGGTCGAGAAGAAGCCATATTTCCGGTCCGGGTCCGTGCCGGTCAAAATCCACGCCGAAGGATCGGGCTGCGGAAGGGCCCTCAACGCGAAGAACGTCGAATTGGTTGGAATGAAGCCGACCGACAAGCCCCACTTGCAGCCGGAGGGAGCGGTGGCGCTGATGTCCTGAGCAGTTACCGTTCCGGCAGTCAGATCCAGCTTGATTAGGTAATCACATTGAAGCGGTGGATAGCCGAGCGAGTTGTCGCGCCGGACCGATTGAAACCATCCGCCGACAAACGAGCCGTCAACGAACGTCCCGATCAAGCCGCCGGGATTGTAGACAGCCGGGGCATAGGAGTAAGCAGGAAGCCCCGTGAACGTCTGATCGGCCGTGTATGGGCTTGCGCCCGTCACGTCGGTTATGCGCTTGAGGTAGCAGGTGGAAATAGCCGCTCCGAGGACATTCGGAACGCCGTAAATCCAGATGTCGCTATTGGCGTCCTGAAAGGCCCCATTGGGAACGAAGGTGAGGCTTTCGTTGCTGTAGGTCGATCCGTCCCAGATGTGATAATCTTCCGGGTGAAATCCGCTTTCCGTAGTTGCAGCGATGAGAACGACGCGCTGAGTTCCGTCCGACAGTGTGAAGTTTTGCCCGAACGCCCATAAAGAGGGATCATCGGTCCCGCTCAACGTGAAGCGAAGCTGCGGACTGGTTCCGATTTCCCCCAGTGGAAGCTCGTAAATGTCTCCGCTAGTGTCTTGTCCGGTCGCCCAGATAGAGCCGTTATCATCAACGAAGATGATCTTGTTCGTTCCCGCAACCCACAAGGGATTGCCGAGAATGTCGATGTCGCCAACGTTGAGGTTCTGGACGACTGTCAGCGTGTGAAGGTCCGCGACACACAATGTCGGGTCCGTATAGTAAGCGGACGCAGCGTAACGGTCGTTCGGACTGAGGAAGTAGAACGATGACATGAACGCAGCGTGATACGGCGTGATGGCACTTGCATCCGTCTGGTCGCGGTGATCGACAACGCGGTTTACAGATAGCGTCATGCCGCCCTCTGCGCGTTGATGGCTTCCCGTATTCGCTGGGTGATCTGCGGCGTCGAAATGACTCTCGGGCCGTCAGTGATCGCGTAAACGGTCCCGTCCGTGCCGCAGGCGATCACGGTCCCGTCCTTCATTTTGACAATGGTTCCGGGCCAGATGCCCTGATCGAACAGGCGCCCCTGCTGGCGAAGGAACGGCGCGTCCCCGTCTCCAGTGACAACCCAGACTTCGTTTGAGTCCGAACCCGGAAGCCAGAACTGGTCCCCGACGATCTTCACTTCCCACGCAGGATCGGGAGACCTCTCGGCAGTCGCAAAGTCGAGAGCGTCGATTGTGACCGATCCCGGTTCGATCCAGTAGAAGCGACCGTTCTCGCCTTGGTTCTGTGCAACCACACATATGCAGAAGCCGTCGATCACTCCAACGGAGACGATCCCTAAGTTATCGGGCACGGTTATCGTGTTGAACGCGGTTCCGCCGCCTCCTGCGAGCGTTGCCGCACCCCAAGCTCCGTTCGCCATCGTCTCGGTCGTGGCGATGCTGTTGGCGTCCGTTCCCGCCGCCCTTGCGCGGACGGTCAAGGTGGTGTCGGTCGAGTTGTCGATCTCGACATCGGGGTGAGGCTCGATTGCAGCCGAGTATTGCGCGACCGTTCCATCATCGTTGATCGCGGCAGCCAGATTGGTGAGTGTTTCGGCTGTATTGGAGCCAACGAGAACTAACCAAGGCGTTCCGGATGAACCATCTGCCGATGGCGTCAAATCGGTCGCGAACTTGTAGTGGATCGAGCCGATGGTGACGGTTTCGCCGGACGAAATCGACCCCGAAGCAGTAAGCGTGCCGCGCGCGTAGTCGTTCTCGGTATAGTAATAGAGCGCCGAGCCATCGGCGACGAACAGGTATATGTCCGTTGCGGCCATGCTGACGAAGCCGGTCCGCGTGGTGAGTGCCCCGATGTTGGTTATGACAGCGCCGCCCGGAGTTGCCTTATAAACCAGAGTCCCGGCGACGAAGAACAGCGCTTCTGAGAATGATCCCGGCTGCGAATAGACCTGCCGGATTGCCCCATCTGGTCCGTTCCACCACGTCCTGAGACAAGGGCGCGAAAGTAAGGCGACCTGATCCTTCTGGTTGGTCGGATCAGCCTCGAAGTAGCGGTTGAGAAGTGGGACATATGGCTCTCCCGCCACCGTCCGGTTGAGGTCGGTTGTGCCGAGCGGGATACGCATTTACGGCCTGCCGAAATTGAAAGCCGTGTTGCTTTCTGAATAGAACCCGCGGCGCTGGTGAAGCAGGCCAAGCAAAGGCTCGTTCGGACGGCGAGGCTTGCGATACCTGGCTCTCAGAGCCGCACCGACGCTCTGATAGGTTGCAACGCTTTCCTTCGCGGTAGCAGCGCCATTTCTAGGATTGAGGCGCATCGCCAGGCCGATGATAAAGTAGTCGTCATACTCGACTGGGAACGGCATCGTATCAGTGAGCTGTAGGCTGGTGATCTTGGTCCAGTTCGCCGTGTCAGAACGGTAAATCCACTGCCGCGCATCGCCGTTGGTCGATAGTGTTAGACTGGTAGCGCCCTCAATTGTGCGCCCGTTGCCGTCCAGCGTGAGGTTGTAGGTCGCGAGGTTGTTTCCAGCGTCGGCAAAAGCGAGACGCTGGCCTTCATAGGGCATGGGATCGAGTTTGAGCGTCTGCGTACCCGATAGATTGAGAATCAGCCGCGCATTATCCGGGATCCACGGGCTTACGCAGATCGATTGGTCGTAATTGCCGCCGAGATTGATTTCGCCAAGTTCTTCCCCTGTTTCGAACGCTACGCAGGCGAGGAACAGCGAGGTAAGAAGCGGGAGTGCCTCATTTTGCTCGTTGGTGTTCGGGCTCTGGACCAGCGGGATAAGCTGGCTTTCCCGGTAGGCCCGCGTGATGATGTCTGAAACGAGGGTCACTGGCTACCCTCGCTATTTCTTGCCCTTGCGCTTGCCCTTGCCGAGCACCGCATTTGCCTTGGCGTCGATCTTGGCCGCAGCCGCAGGCGACAGCTTGCCCTTGTTGACCATTTGCGTTGCGCGAGCCTTCGCGTTGGCGGCCCTGCCACGCGTATCTACAGGATAGCTCCGCTTTGGGCCTGCAAAATCCTTCGTTGGCAGCGTGTTACGCCGCTTTGCGGTAAGCTTTGCCACTATGTGCCTCCAAATATGCTGCCATGTCGTAAAGAAGTTCTGGACTGTCTTTGACGAGACCAAGAACCTTATTGCATCTGTCACAAAGCCACCCACGCGGAGCGCCCGTTTCGTGATCATGGTCGAAGCAAATCCCCGAGCCCGGTTTACTACCTCTGCCACTCGGCCCGTTTCCGCACATCTCGCATGTGTCCGGCCTCGGACGCCCCATAAGCAGTTCTTGCTTCCTGTTCTTGCGGTCTATCCACGCCTGATTCCTAAGGCGCTGAGCTTCCGGATTGGTGCGTCTGCGGTGGGCCGCGTAATGGGCCTCACACAGCCCCTTGCAGGAAATCTGTTTGCCGCATCCAGCAACGCGGCACTCTGCGCCATTCCAGCTTTGCGGTCGCCTCAAAGAGGCATTCTCGTCGCCGTAGCGAAGAAACCGGTGATAGTGCGCACTGCAAAGTCCGCGAGCCGTACCGCTCTTTCCGGTTATGCCTTCGCAGCCATTGACGCGACACAGGGCCATCAGATGCCCCCGCGTCCCGGAGTGAAGTAAACATTGCCCGTGGACCCGGCGGCAATGGCAGCAGCGTAAAGCGCGTCGTCGCCTTGGTTCAGTCCCTCAAAGACCTCACTCGCACCGGCAGCGACCGGCACATCGGCGGTTGTCGAAGCTGTCACATTCACGTCCCCGAATGCGATCCACACGGTTGCCGAGCCGTCGTTCATCACGCGGACGGAATACGGTCCCTTGAGATCGGCGAGCTTCACATTGGCACTTGTCGCGGCAACGTCGATGCTCACCGTCTTGCCGGGACTTGGTAGAAAGGGGTTCACTCGTTTGCCTCCTGCTGATTAGGAAAGGAAGGGGCGACGGCGGGAAGAGAAACCGTCGCCCCGACCAAGGCTTACGAGCCGTTGACGCGGACGATCCGGCGACGGTCGCGGACGTTCGCATTCAGCGCGCAGTCGAAGCGCACCGAGTGCATCCCGGTCCCGAAGTCGCTGTGCTGCCACATGCGAACCGAGATCGGCACGTTCTGGAGCTTGCGCCGCATTGCCGTACCAGTGGCGGGCATGATCAGCGGAGCGGTATCGACCGTCACAGCGCCCTTCTGGATAAGGCCGCGCTGGCGGTAGGACGTGGAAGCCGCGCCCTTGATCGTCAGTGCCGCATTATCCGCCGGAGCCGCAGCGACGGTGGCGTGCGCCGTGTTGATATTCACGTCGTCGCCCGAACCCGAGCCCGGAACGATCATGGCCGGGAAGATACGCAGGGCCGCAATCGCGCCGGTCGAAGCGGTCGCATCGGCAACCACGACGAACTGCTGGAGGCGCCCAGTGTCC